GAGTTGAACCTCATTCTTGATACCGCCTTCCATATCAACATAGGAACCATATGCCCCACCTGATATGAAACCACCTGGCGATTGTTGTATGACGGGAGTTCCGTCATCTTCTACAGGTGGAACAAAAGAAGCCTGTGACTTCTTTTGCACATCCTTTACTCGTAATTCATCTTTTTTACGAGTTATTTCAAACCCAAAAATTTCCATAATAATATTTATAACACCCTAAATGGGGTGTTATTCACTTTTTTAAACGACTCTGTTCCAGTGTGAGTATTGGAATTCAACATCAAATGTCTCCAATGCATCGACTGTCTCGTAAGATAAGTCAATTGCACCTATTGAGGTTGGAAACATGTTAAAGAATTCGTATCTCGCAAGAACGGTGTCGTCTTTGTTTAATTGTTCGACAAATGCCCTGTCTACTAAGTAGTCTAATGATGTGATACCCTCTCCAGAATCAAGTTCTTGAATATCTGTTTGCCATGCTTCTAAAGCACTTCTGCTTGAGAATTCTACATCATTAATAATTGTCACTGTCCAAGGTTCAAAGGTTCTGTCTCCTGCTAGTTTAAGAGTATGTCCTCTGAACTGTTGTTCTACAACACCTACGGTAGCAGCTGGTATTTGCGCTGACTGACATAAGAATTCAATCTTGTTGCCAGACCTTGGTATAAAAACTCTGAAACGGTTTGCTCTTGGGCCACCGCCGAGTAATTGTGCTTTAAATTGGTCTATACTTGCCATTGTGCTTTACTCCTTAAACTGCTCCGTATATTTCGTCAAACTCTACGCCACTTCTAGTTGCGACAAAGTTCAGTGTTATAAAGTTAATTGATCTTGCAGGTTTCACAAAGATAGAACATACAAATTCGTTTCTATCTATGACTGAATCAGTATTGTTTGTTTCGTCACAAACTACTGAGAAATCTATAAGACCTCTTCTATTTTTTACATCTCTTAGGAAAGGTTCTACAGCAGCTCTAAATTGTGCTCTTGTGAATGCATCGTTGTATTCAAAGAGTTGTGCTTTAGCAGCTGTTGATATTGCTTTCTCTAAGACAATGAACAATCTTCTTACATTGATTCTATCGAACGCACTTGGTGAAGTTAATCCTGTTTTGTCACCGAATAAGACGGTACCTTGACCTGGGAAAGTCACTATTGGATTAATTCTTGCACGATATAAATCATCTCTACTTGCTTTCTTAGGGTTAAATGCAAGTTTAGTGATGCCGATGTATTGTCCTCTACTGAAACCAGCAGGTGAGAACCAAGGGTCTTGAAGTAAATCACTTCGTGCCATTACACCAGCTGTGTGTGCGTTTCCTGGAATATAACAATATTTGTCATTGTATTTCTCGTATTGATATATCCAACCACTGTCAATCACTAAGTATGAACTTGATGTGACTGATGCAAAGTCGGTTATAACATTACTTGCTTGTGTTGATTCAGATGCAACATTGACCACTGATGCTCTTCTTGGTGAAGCGACAACTAACATATCTTTTCTTGCCTCTGCAATAACGATAGCGTTATTAACTAGACTGTTATGATCTGTTAGTAAATCTTGGTCTGTGCCTGAACCGTTGTCTGTTCTTGTTGAACCTACTATCAAGAAAGAAGCGTTAAACAATTCGTTATCTTTGAAATGTTTTTCCCAAGCAGCTATTTTTTGAGCTGCTGTTGGTTGTCTTCCGTTTTGTCCGCCTGATAGTGAACTGTTTTCTGGTAATGCAGGTCTACTGAATGCTGAACTTACTGCTTGTGCTAGTGTTCTTGTCTCATTTACACTCGACAACATTGCTGTTGAGTGACCTGACCAGTAAATATAATTTGATTCTCTTTCGATTACATCTTTATAGTAATTACTATTACCTATGCTGTCTTTGGCGTCTGAACCTAAAGATACGAAACCAAATGTTTCTAGAACCTCATGTTTTGTTCCTGTAATAAGTCCATCTTCATCTACGACTACTATGTGTATTTCGTCATTAGCTGCGCCTTTAGAAGCTGCATTTGCAGAAGTTCCTGGTGCCTTATCAAATAAATCAAAGAACTCCCATCTCCTGTCTACTGCTTCATTATCTACTACTGCTGTTGTAAGTCCTGTGCCTGCTGGCTGACCTAATGCCTCAATAGTTAGAGCTGCGCCACTGATGGCGGTTACACGATAGAATGTGCTGTGGTTTGCAAACTTAATGATGTCTCTAACATTGTAGGCGTTTCCAGCATCAACTGTGACTGATGTAGACCCAACTGCGTGACCACCCCCACTATTAATTAGATTAACTGCATCATTAAAGTAAGCATTTGAAGATGCACATACTGAAACTTTAAGTGAGTTTCCTAATGCGCCAGCATATCTTGATACAAACTTACCAACTGTGCCTGCTTGGCCACCTGATTTGAATGTATTGACATAATCATCTGCGTTTTTTAGTAAAGTTGAAGAGTTACCGCTTGCGTTTGCACTGAATAAGTTAGTTGTAGGTATTCTAACAACACTTAAACTAGAGCCGTATCTCAAAAAAGATTCTGCTGAATAGAAGTCTTCTGCACCAGCGTCTGTATTAGCTGGTTGGTAAAACTCATCAACTAGCCCTTGACCGTCTGAAACTGTTTTTACTTCATCAACAGGTCCCCATTGAAATACACCAGCAAATGCGCCTCGTGTAGAGGAAACTGCTGGAACAACATTCGATAAGTCAATCTCCTTGACTTGAACGCCTGGTGAAACTTGAAATGCCATGTTTTTCTCCTGTTAATGTAAAATTGTTTACACTTTTATTTATATTATTATTTAGTCTAACAGAGATTTAGAGAACCATCTATCACCGTCTTTATCGACAAATGATTCGCTTTCGTCTTGTTGACCAAATATCCCTGCTGGTAACATGTCGTCTTCGATCATTTTTTGTTGTTCTGCATACAACAAATCTTTAACAGCAGTGTCCGTTAAGTTTGTAAAGTAGTCTGTTGTCACAAACCATGAAAATAAAACACAATTCATGACCATATCGTCATGATATCCTCTATCTGCCTCAAATGAATTGCCCTTATTAACAAAGGTCATCATTTCTGTAATAGTTGGTCTATCTACAACAGATAGTCTGTTTTCTTCCATTAGTTCTTTTAATGTTGAACAACCTACTCTTTTTATCTTTCTACTCATTGTGATACCAATATCTGTTGATTTTGTCATACCTTGAACAAAAACATTCGGATATTCTATATCATAATGTAGTTGTGTTGCGACCATAGAACCCTCTGCATTGTTTTCTATTATGACTAGAGAATCATTATATGGTCTACAATACTTATTTATTAAATCTGGAAAGAGCATAGGCGATATCATGTTGTCTCTAAATGTGCAAACCTGTTTAAATGGTTTTGCAGTCACATCGAAGATACTAAAAGTAGAATAGTCTATGCCTCTTCCTTGTGATACATCAACTGTAGTGATGTATGTATGACCATATTTTGGTCTTTCGTATACATTTACATTATCTTTATGCCAATCGGGGTCTATCGCCCTCAGACCTAGTAATGTATCTGCATTGATTAGAGTATTACCAGTTCCTAAGAAACTATTACCATACTCTTGTTCAAACTGTGCCTCTGATGTATTCGCAATGGTCATCTTCTTCCATTCTTCATCACGACCTGGCACATCAAACCAGTTTATTAAGAAACTCTTATATTCAGAATTACCATGCACTGCGCTTTCATATATCTTATGAAACATATTACCTACACCATTTGCAGTGGATGTAATGATTACTTTAGAATCTTTACCTGATGTGATTACAGGATATGTCGCAGTATAAAATGTCTCTGCATCTTCTACGAATGCAAACTCGTCAAGATATAACATATTGATTGACATACCACGAATAGAACTCGATGATGTAGCGGCCGCTACAAGTTTACTATCATTACCAAACTCTATATTACCTTTGTTTAGTATCTTTACGCCTGGTTGTAAGAAGAATGGCACTGTCTCTAACATAGTCACAATACGAGATACCATCTCTCTTGCGATTGCACCTTTGTTTGCAAGTATAGCGACTGTGACTTCTGGTGTAAACAGTAGATACCATAGTAAATATGCACAAGATGTTATCGACTTACCAGACTGACGAGCGGCTAAAACAACACTGAATCTATTATCATTAAAATGATTGATTAGATTCTCTTGATAACCACGAAGATTAAAAGGCACAAGTCCTTCATCAAGAGATATAATCTGAGTATATTTCTCTATAAAATGTGTAGGGTCTTGTGAACACTTTTGATACTCTTCGATTTCGTCTTTAGTATACTTTGTTTCTACACCTGCTCTTTTAATCAGGTTATTACCAAGATATCCTTCGTTTTTAGGTTGAACCATTACTTATTCTTTTTGAGAAACTTTTGTAATTCTGATGTCGAACCCACATATAAGTGATTGTGTTGTGTGCCTACTTTTTGTTCTTCATCTTCTAACTTTTTCAATTTTTGTTGTAAGTCAATGAGTTTCTCTGCTGTTTCTCCTACAGTTTTAATTAATTGACCTGCGACCTCGTAAGCTCTAGGGTGTTCCGTTTCTTTTGATAGTTGTAATATGCCTTCGATTGCATCTTGACCTCTCTCTACTAGACCGTAAAGATTCTCTCTTGCATATCTATAATCTGTTTCTATATTCTCTGATCTTTCAGGAAGTTTAACAATTTCTGTTTTTTCCTTTATATCAGATTCAATATTCAGTATATCATCTAATTGTTGATCTATTTCTTTTGCCATAATTAACTTGCATCTTCTGTCTGATTCTCACTAAATGTATCTTCAGCACCATCATCGTAAAATTTCACATTCTCTGCGACAACAAATGTATCTGTTGGGTCAACAGAACCTACAAATTTCAATGTAGTATTTGCAGGTATGTTTATTGCACTACTTACAACAATAGACTTCTTATCGTTTGCGATAGATGAAACAGTCGGATTAGTTGTTAAGTTTGTTCCAAATACTTCATTGCCTACTGCTATCTTACTATTTATTGCAGTATCAAAAGTAACCGTGGTATTACTAGACACTGCATTTG